CCGAAGGGGCGCGGAAGTGCCCTTGGGGTGCGAAGCGGGTCCGGTGGGGAGAGGAGAAGCAGCGAAGTGAGCGAGGCCTGCCGTGTACGGCGGGACGAGGGATACGGAGCTTGCGACGACGAGGAAAGGAGGCGGCACCTGCATGAAGAACGGCGGCAAGCGCGGCGGCTTCGGCTACGTGGGCCGGATCAAGAACTCCGGGCCCCAGGTGGTACAGGCCCCCATCCAGACCACTGTGTCCAAGAAGGGCACAGTGAAGACGGGCAACGACCTCCGGAGCGGCAAGAAGTAACGGAGATCGAATAATCCGGGGCCGGGAGTGGCCCACCATTACGCAAGCCAACAGCGGGAAAATGGCAGCCGGCCAGAGGCCGGAACGGAGGCATTATGGCCGGATTTGAAGAGAGCGATCTGTATTCTGCGTTCGGGCTGGAGCAGCCCGCAGGCGGGAACGAACCGGGAGCCGCCGAACCGGGAGCGCAGGAAGGACAGGCACGGGGCACGGAGCCCGGAACGGGCGAAGCCCAGGAGCCGGCGCAGACCCAGGAGCAGGACCCCTCCCGGGATCAGGGAGACGGTGGGGCCCAGGGCGGCGCCGGCGGTGCCGGGGACGTTTCCGGAGCGTCCCAGGCAGAGGGCGGGCAGGAAGGAGAGCCCGCCCAGCAGACCAAGGAGCAGCCCCCGCAAGGGGGACGCGGCATCCGTAATGAGGCAGAGCCTCAAACGGCTGCCCAGCGGGCGGAGAATGCAGCCCGCCGGCGGCGGGAAGAGCAGCAGGCCGCCATTGACGCCGCCGTGAAAATGGCGGTGGAGGACGAGAGGGCCAGAACCAAAGGGCAGATGGAGGCCTTCTTTGCCAAGGCGGGGATGAAAAACACCGTCACCGGCAAGCCCATCACCACCCTGGAGGAGTTTGACGCCTGGCAGGCGGACTATGAAGCCGCCAGACTACAGAAGGACCTGAAGGCCGGGAAGCTGACACCGGAGGCCCTGCGGTCCGCGGTGGAACAGACGCCGGCGATCCAGGCGCTGAAAAAGCAGCAGGAGCAGCGGGCGGCGGAGGACGAGCAGCGCAGACAGGCTGAGGCCAAGGCCCGGGTGGACGCGGAGCTCGCGGAAATCCACAAGCTGGACCCCGCTATCAACACGGTGGAGGACCTGTTGTCCATGCCCGACGCCAAGGCGTTCTACGACCTGGTGCGCAAGGGCAACAGCTTCCTGGACGCCTACCGGCTGGCCAACTTTGACCGGCTGCAGGCGGCCCGGGCGGAAGCGGCCCGGCAGCAGGCCATGAACAACGCCAGGGGCAAGGACCACCTGACCGGCACCGGGACCCCCCAGGGGACCGGGGCGGCCACGGTGCCGCCGGACGAGATGCAGGCATTCAAGCTCTTCAATCCGACGGCCACGGAGGCGGAGATCACCGCCTGGTACAACAAGCACAAGAAATGAGCGGCGCCCCGGGAGACCGAGGCAGCGTGAAAAGGAGGAAACCATGTTTCAGCCCTGGAAAAGCGACAACGGGGCTGTGCTCCCCTGGGAGTATCTGCCGGCGGAGGCCGGCACCTACCACGTGGGGCAGGCCCTGAACCTGGACGCCACCACCGGCCATCTGGAGGCCGTGGCGGCGGACCTGGATACCACTCCCCCCTACATCTGCAACGCGGAGGTAAAGGTGGAGACCGCGGGGACCCCCATCCCC